GATGCTGACTTTGATACTGGCAACAGCCGCTACAAGGCTCGTGAGCGTTACTCCTTCGGTGTTTCTGACCCCTTGGGAATCTTCGGTTCGCCCGGAGCTAGCTAAAGCTAGAACAGAGAGGGGGGGTCTTGTACCCCCCTTTTCTTTTATGTAAGATCGATCTATCCCTGACAGGTGCAATCCGGCATCTGACACTAGCCACGACAGGAGATACATATGGCTACTACTACCTTCTCAGGCCCCGTCCGAGCGGGCACCGTGCGTGAAGGCGCATCCGCGAACGTCGGAAACGTCGTTCTTTCCCAGAAAGGCACTATTGCTTATACCGATGACGGCACTGCCGTAGCGATTGGTACGATCCCTGCTAACTCTCAAATTATTGAGATTTATGTAGACGTAACCACCCCTTTTGACGGTAGTGGCACTGACCTCGTTGATTTGGGCGATGGCTCTACTGCAAATCTGTACGCCGATAACCTTGATGTAGCTAGTGCTGCCCGTGTGTTGGCTTCTAGTGACGCTTCTCAGTTAGCAGAATTGGCCGATGTAGGCACTTCTGACGTGACTGTTTACGCTACTTATACAGACTCAAACAGTGACGCAAGCGCAGGTGCTGCGACTATTACCATTCTGTATAAGCAGAATTAAGTAGGAGGTGACCTATGGCTACCTCAGATATCTGGGCTATAACTCCGTCTACTAGTGCTACGCTACTAAGAGCAGCAGCGTCAATTGCTGGTGCCGGAGATATTACCCTGCTGACAAATGACGTTAGCCCATACGGTACAGGATACAAACTTCTGTTCACCTCCGTAGGTAACGATGCAGGCATTACCTTTACAATTACGGGCGTAAAAGTCGGTGATTTGTCTGGTGCCTCCGTCACTGAGGAAGTTACAGGAGCTAACGCCGGTACGGCATCTTCTACTAATTTCTACACTTCGGTGAGTAATATTTCAGTAGATGGCGCTTCTGCGGGCAATGTAAGTATCGGTACCACTGGGTCTTTGGCGTTTGGTCGAACTAGGCTGAAGAGCTTGTATTACGTGGGTGCGGGCAGTGCGGGGTCTATTAAGTTCAACTTAAATAGCAGCTCCGGCACATTGCTCCTACAGATTGATACTCCGGTTTCATCTACTTCATTTTCGGACAGTGTGACTATTCCTGAGTTGGGTATTCTTACTCAGCGCAGCAACTCTACCGATTTTGCAGTTATGACCTTAGACCAAGTGTCTAACGTGACGGTGTTCTGTGGCTAAACCCGTAGACAAGAAGAAAATGGCTTGTAATAAGCCGCGTCGTACTCCTTCTCACCCTAAAAAGTCCCACATTGTGAAGGCTTGTGAGGGCGGGAAGGAGAAGATCATTCGTTTTGGACAGCAGGGTAAGAAGGTCGGAACCGTTTCGGGTACGGCTGGAAAGCCCAAGAAAGGCGAGTCCGCACGGATGAAGGCGAAGCGCAAGTCATTTAAGGCCCGCCATGGCAAGAATATTGCCAAAGGTAAGATGAGCGCAGCTTATTGGGCCGATAAGGTTAAGTGGTAGGAGGTTATTATGCCGCGTAAAAAGTCTAAGATGACAGCTAAAGACCCTGAAAAATATAAAGTACTTTCTGTAAGTGAAGGCATTAAGGAAGAAGCGCGTAGACGAGAACGGGCAGGTGAAAGAGACCCCGCCGACATTGGGGTTCCGGGCAAAACTAAAGACCCTATACGCTCTCTTATGGATGCACGTAGATACAGGGGTAGGCCAGCTCCCGAAGGTCAAAGAGGGGTTGTATATACTCCGCGCTATGATTCTAGTGAAGGAATGAAAAAAGGCGGTAAAGTTAAAAGAGACCGGCGTGACGGTATAGCGTTACGCGGTAAAACACGAGCGTAATGCCTAGCAGGTCTAAGGCACAGCACAATTTCATGGCGGCGGTGGCTAATAACCCCCAGTTCGCTAGACGTGCCGGTGTTCCACAGAGCGTGGGGCGTGAGTACATGAAGGCCGATGAAGGCCGTAAATTTGAAGGAGGTGGTCCAGTGTCTAATTGCGGTACCAAAAGGATGAATGTGGGTGGGATGGCTGGTGCTACTCGCCGCACTGCGTCGCAGAAAGAGGGCTTTCCTGATTTAAACAAAGACGGCAAAGTCACTCGCGCAGATGTTCTCAAAGGTCGTGGTGTCGAAGGTATGAACTACGGCGGCAAAGTTAAGAAGATGAACAAAGGCGGCATGTGCCGTGGTAATGGTATCGCCCAGCGTGGTCAGGGAAGGATAAACCTCCGATGATGGAATGCAGAGGTATGGGCAAAATGCGGCCCGTAGCCTTAAAGAAAGGTGGATCAGTTAAAGACGAGTGTTACCGTAAGGTGAAGGCTCGATACAAGGTGTTCCCCTCTGCATACGCTTCAGGTGCCATAGCTAAGTGCCGTAAAGTCGGTGCCAAGAACTGGGGTAATAAGTCCAGTGGCCGTAAGAAAAACTGAAAAAGGAGCCGCACTAAAGCGGTGGTTTAAGGAAGATTGGAAAGACGTTCGTACGGGGAAAGCCTGCGGACGTAAAGAAGGTGAAAAGAGGGGCACGCCTTACTGTAGACCCACCAAACGAGTTTCCAGTAAGACTCCTAAAACCTCTGGTGAGATGACCGCATCAGAGAAAAAGAAAAGAATCGCGCAGAAAAAAAGACTAGGGCAACCTGCTGGTAAACCCAAAAGAGTAGAGTCTTTACGGCGCAAAAAGAAAGTGGCAAAGAAGAAAAAGTAATGGCTAAAGGTGTAAACCACTATTACAAAGATGGGAAGGTGCATAGAGGTGGTATGCACAAACACGATGATGGGACTCTTATGACCGGTAAAACTATGTCTAAGAGTTCTAAGAAACTTTACCACTATAAAGATTTATCTAAGGCCGCGCAGAAAAAAGCGCGGGAAAGCTGGGGTAAATAATGGCTACGTCAGGCACAGCTACATTTAATATGGACTTCACCGAGATTGCGGAAGAAGCCTTTGAGCGTGCCGGACGCGAAATGCGGACAGGCTACGACCTACGTACCGCCAGACGTTCCATGAATCTGCTGACTATTGAGTGGCAGAACCGTGGCATAAACATGTGGACGGTAGAGGAAGGCACAATAAATCTAGTAGCAGGAACCGCTTCTTACGCTCTCCCAGCGGACACTATTGATTTACTTGAACATGTTGTACGTACGGGCGATGGGAACATCACTACCCAATCCGATCTCAACATTACACGAATAAGTGTGTCTACTTACGCCAGTATTCCTAATAAACTGTCGCAAGGACGCCCGATACAGTTATACATAGATCGTGGACAAGCTAACCCTACGGCGACTGTATGGCCTGTGCCGGATGGTACTACTACTTATATTTTGAAGTACTGGCGTATGCGCCGTATCGAAGATGCAGGCACAGGAGTCAATACTGCGGATGTAAATTTCCGCTTTTTGCCTTGTTTAGTAGCGGGATTAGCCTATTACATAGCTATGAAAGAGCCTGATTTAGAGCAACGCTTACCTATGCTAAAAGCGGCGTATGACGAACAGTTTGATCTGGCGGCGCAGGAGGATAGGGAGAAGGCTACACTGAGCCTTGTACCGCGTGTATACGGGGTTAGATAATGAGCTATAAGTACGCGTCTGGGCAGAAAGCTCTAGCCATCTGCGATATTTGTGGGTTTCAGTACAAGCTCAGACAGTTAAGAGAACTTATCCGCAAGGGTAACAAAACAAATTTAAAAGCGTGTCCTGAGTGTTGGAATCCAGATCAGCCTCAGAACAAACTGGGAGAATTTCCAGTAGATGACCCACAAGCTATACGTGACCCAAGGCCGGATTTTACACAATATCCTCAAAGTCGGGCGCATATAGAACCAGCCGATGCAAACAATATGAGTGCATTTGGTAAAGTAGGAAATGTAACAATATCAATAACTTAGGAGTTATGATATGAAACGAGAAAGTAAAAAAGCACCAAAGGTTATTGAGTTCCCGAATCAACCTACGGTTTATAAGTCTGAGTGTTGTAACCAACCCATTGACGTTAAAACTAGTGGTATCAAGATGCGTGGTGCGGGTGCAGCTACTAAAGGCACAATGGCACGGGGGCCAATGGCGTAGTGAACTACACCGAATTAAAAGCGAATGTAGAAGATATCTGCGAACAGACGTTCACGGCAGATCAACATGCTATGTTTGCAGAACAAGCCGAGCAGAAAATCTATACTAGTGTAGACCTACCCGCATTGCGTAAAAATCAGACAGGTGCTCTGACTTCTGGAAACAAGTATCTGACAATGCCAACAGGCATGCTTTATGTATACTCGTTAGCAGTTATTGATGGTAGCGGCGATTACGAATATTTACTAAACAAAGACGTGAATTTTATTCGTGAAGCCTATCCGGGGCCTAGTTCTACAGGCCAACCTAAACATTATGCAATATTTGATCAGACTAGTTTAATCGTTGGGCCTACACCCGATACGGGCTATTCTGTTGAAATGCACTTCAGTTACTACCCGGAGTCTATTGTTACTGCGGGAACTACTTGGCTCGGCGATGAATTTGATTCTGCGTTGTTGAACGGTGCTCTCGTTGAAGCGATACGCTTCCAGAAAGGTGAGGCTGATATGGTGGCACTATACGAAAAACTTTACGTACAAGCTCTTACGTTATTAATTAGAATGGGTGACGGTAAACTACGTAGTGATGCTTACCGCTCTGGGCAGGTTAGGAGAGAAGTCGCTTGATCGGTTCGCAGAGCATAGTTGAAGTAGGCAACGTCACAATAAAGACAGTCTCCAACAGAGGGTTTACCCCAGAAGAGCTGGCTGAACAGGCGCTAGACAAGATTATTTATGTAGGAGGCAACTGCCATCCGGCCATACAAGAGCAGGCAGAGGCTTTCAAAAACCAAATTCGTGGTGTGTTAGTGGAAAGCATGAAACAAGCTATACGATCTGACCGCACTACTTTGGCAAACCAATTCCGCGCCGCTGGGCATCCGGAACTTGTAAAACTACTGGAGAGCTAATAATGGCTATTACCGTAACCACAGCGATGCCCACCAGCTTCAAAGTTGAGCTGCTCAAGGGCTTACATGACCTGCAAAACGGCGCTGATGTTTTGAAGATTGCTCTGTTGAAGGCAACTGCTTCAGGCACAGGCACCTATGGTGCAGCCAGCACTAACTATTCTGACATTACTGGCAATAGTGATGAGACCAGCGGTACAGGCTACAGCGCAGGTGGTAACACCCTGACTAACGTAGACCCTGTTGCTGACGGCACTACTGCTATCTGTGACTTTGCTGACACTACTTGGTCAAGCGCGTCTTTTACTACAAGTGGCGCAATGATCTACAACACCAACAACTCTAACTCTGCGTGTGCGGTATTGAGCTTTGGTGGAGATCAGACC